ATTCACCAGCAGGTACGCCAGGCAGCAGACCCGATCCCGATCATCTACCTGCTGCTGTCACCAGGCAGGACCCTGAACCCGAACAATTGTAAGCATTCACCCCTGGAGGCAGGGCTGGAGCCCGATCCGATCCCGATCACCTGCACCTGAGTACGAACAATTATACGCATCGGCAGCGACCATAAGCCCGATCCAGCCTCCCGATCCCGATCCTACTGGAAATTGTTCGGCAACTCCGTCACCAGACGCAGCAAGTGCAGACCCCGATTAGCCCACGTTTAACTATTTTTGCCTATCTTTTTTGGGTATGTATGGGTGGCGTTGGCTTTTTTCATTCTTTCCTGTGCTTTTCGTTGCAAATTGTCCAGTTCAGCCAATATATCCTCCTTTGTCATGCTATCAACTTTCTCATGTAGCACATGAGCCTTGTTTATAAGCAGTCCTGAAGCCTTTAAGCGTAGTTCTTCAGCCCGAATAGCTTCACCATATCTTTCCCGATCATACGCCTCGTTACGGATCTTTAAAAGATCCCGAAGAGACTTGTCTAGCGTTACACCAAACCTAGACCTATTCTCTTCGTACATCTCCTGTAATCGCTCCTGAACAACTTCGTTACGAAGTAACCTGACTGCATCTACTGATGGATTACTATACCCAGCTTGTCTTGCTGACGCAGTTTGCGTCATATCCTTATGAACAAAGTTATCAAGAAAATCCTGTTGACGCTGAGTTAATCTTTTAAGTCCTTTTTCTCTTTGTTCTTTCGGTAAATTTTCGCCTACTCTTGGCATTAGCTTTCACTCCTTGTCGTTACGTTATTGGGATAGGGGGTGGTGGTTACTTACCACCCCCCTATACCCCCTATAGGGGGGGAAGTTCGGTAAGTTGGTAAGTTTCAATAAAATCAATGACTTACAGGGCAAAAAATACTTACCAAGGGGTTTGGTAACCTGTGTAAGTAAGTATAATTTATCCAATAAAATCAACAACTTACAACTTACCCTCTAATCTACTTACCGAGTAAGTTGGTAAGTTGGTAAGTAGTTCGTCATAAATGCGAACAATTTTCGGGTCGCTGGTACGCCTGTACCAGTTGCCCATTTGTGTTTGTTTGTAGTCCAATGCCCACAGTGCTTTTATAAAAGCATACTCACAGTCAAAGCAATGTGACTTCGAACAATTCTGATAATGCAGCATGCTTATATCCATTTTTTGTGCTAGTCCAAAGTGGACAAAACAACTCATACATATACTTTTTTCCATAAGTGGGAATGCCATACCACTAACAATTTCTTCATTGCAGTTGCAACAGGTTTTATCTTTAGCTTTCATTTTATGACCTCAATGTACATTTTGGTTGAATAAAAATCTTCTCAGGCACACCACCAAACTCTTGACGTATTCTTATCCTTAGAAGATCCATAGAGTATTCTAAATCGTCTTGACAATCTTCTATACTCTGATATTTGACTTGGCTCTCATGCCACATACAACGAGTTAATCCCTCACTATTTTCAGTGGCTGAGATCCAAATCACACATATGTAAACAATCATCTTCGACATAGCTTAACGACCTTAACATACACCTTTTCAAACAAAGACAACTCCCTAGTGGGAGTTGCATTGTTGATATGTATTATGAGATTTCTCATAAAGATTTTATTAAACTGCGACTTGTTCTTCATCGTCTCTATGGCAGGGATTCCATCTTTGTTGGATTTCCCTACTTTCCTCTTGATTAACACCATAAGACGATAAAGCATTCGCCATGACACGATCTGCCGTATCTGTCCAAACTTTTGCATTAAGCATTGCCCAAATCCATGCACCAATTTCTCTCTCCTTTACTGTATTGTTATAGGATTGATTGTCGCCCATTATGTGTCCAATTTCATGCAAAGCTGACACATAGTAACCTGTGTTTTTTGTAGGTCTTATGTGAATATGCTTTTGACCTGGATTAGCATAATATCTAGGTATTTCATCATCTAATGATTGATAAGTAACAGTTATGCCATAATCTGCACACAANTGCTGAATATGTAATGCCATATCAATTCTTTTCACTAGTGGTCTCATTTTTNCTCTCCTCTCTACAATCCCAACAAATTGAATAGCCTTCAGGTGGCTCATCCAAGTGATACATTTCATTACAATCTATGCACTCATACTCCCCCATATTCTTGCTCCTCTCGTTTGATTTCATCACGAACATATTCTTCCCAATGCTCGCCATGAGATTGTTTAATCTTAGCAATGGCTTGCTCATTTGTCATGCCATCAAAATTAAGATAGGAGTAAAAGTCTTCCATTACTCCTATCATCATGTCCTTATATCTGCTCATTAGATTGCTCCCCTTGTTTAAGAACATCCAATTTAGATGCTATCTTATCAAGAGTATCTTGACCACTTGTGCTCATCCTGTCGTAATCAAAATACAAATCATCAACAAGACTCATAACTTTACTCAAATCTTTTTGTGTAAATATCTCTACTTTAACTATACTCATCTACTTGCTCCTTATAAAATGATAGTTATTTATATTCATAGATAGCAATGATTGCATAGGTAGTCAAGCATAAAAATAAATTTTTTTATAAATCGTCAATAATATTTCTTGAAAAAATTTGTGTAGGTTTTCTGATNACACGACCATATTCGATTTCATTTACAGCCCTGGGGTCATCTTCGAATAATTGTTCGGACTCATCTGCTGTAGATTTTCGTTTAAGTATTTTTTTTGTATAGGCACGAAGAGCATTATAATCTCTTGACTGTTTAGAGTATCTGCCCTTCTTAGACATTATCTGTTGCCGTTGATGCCTCGTACTCACCACGAGACATTACGCCATCTACTGTGCCAAGCCACTTACGACCTCCCGATGTGGAAAAAGCATACTTACCGATACGAGCTTCTCTGATAAGTTCCCGAACAATTCCATCAATGCTTCTTTGTGTAAGGTTATTCAAGACCTGTGGTGCATCGTGATCTGACGCTAGTCTTTGTCCTATTGCATCTGCTCCTGACTGTTGTGTCAAAGCTCTGCCCTCCCTCTCACAGGTTGCAATCCAAGCAAAAAGAGCATCTTTCTTAATTTCTCTGTTTGATCCAGAGTGTAATCGTTTAATCTCTTCTGTCTTGTCCTCTAGTAATCCAGAATAACTATTTCTAACAAAATGTCTAATATTTCTGTTAGCTGGACCATTACTTTTTACAACTGCACCATCAAAGCATCTGTTTCTTTCATACTCAGTGCCTATATCCATGCAACGTCTTCGACCTGTAGCTTCATCAACTTGCCATAACGCAAAAGCACACCTAACACCATCAACCAGTGCTGACGTACCACGAATAAGCAGTCTAGCTTGTTCAGGTGTGCTAATAATAGTGTCGTCCTTAATCTTTGTCATGTGGTGACACATAACAACAGATGCACCAGTTTCAGTTCCAATTTGTGCCAACAAACCAGTTAAGGCTGCTCCTGCAGCAGGATCTGCGTTGACATCTGCATGAACAAACGAAGCTAATGGGTCAAAAATTATGAGTTTCAGGTCATTCATTTGTAATAATTGTTCGTACAATTTATTAAATTCTTCACTGGTGCTATATCCATCTCTAGTATCCTGAAGTATTGGAAACACACCTCCAACATTAGGAAGCGACACCACACGAAGCTCATGCCTGTAGGTAAATCTTAAATTGTTCGGATCTAAACGCTCAATCCTCCTGTGCATTTCTGCTTCATCATCCTCTGCCGTAAATATAACAACATTACCAAACTCTCCGATGGAGCTACCAAAACTCTCCGATAATGGCTGACCCGATGCTACTTTCATAGCTAAGTCCAGTGTCATCATACCTTTACCAGCATCTCCTGCTGCCGAAAAAATTATCGGCACACCTAACGGAAAAGTGCCATCGACCAGGAACTTTTGTTCGGGTGCTTGCCCTTCGAATCTGCTGACCAGTAAACTATCATCCAGTAAATTAATATTACGTCTTGTATGCTTAACTGTTGTGTTTAAAAAATGTTGTACATCAAAGCTTTCAGATATAGCATCAACTGCATCCCAGCCTTCAGGTTTACCTCTTGGTGGTGTAAGCGTTGTAACTGACTTAGCACCAGCATTTAGAGCGAGTTCCTGAACCAGTTCAGCTACTTTACGCCCAGCATTATCATTATCTCCCCATATAATAAGTTCCTTGTCTTGTAATGGGCTAAAATCAAAACGACTTGCTGACTTACGAGATAACATTCCTGCACCACCCATAGTGCAGGTAGCAGTGTAACCAATTTCGTTAAGTGCATCAGCACATTTTTCGCCTTCGACCCATATAACTTTATCAGAAGCTATAATGTTAGGTATATTATACAATGGTCTAACATCAGGTATTCTTGGATATGGCGAGTCTGTAAACTGTCTAAACTCTTTTTTTGGTTTACCATGACTGTCAATAACTGGATTACCAGCATCATCTTTAATGTTATATCTTCTGACACGGCATAATATTTCTCCATCACCAGATAGGTATAAATGTTCGGAGTCATAGGGTGTATTTACGTCAATAGCTCTTTTAAAAGTTATGCTAAGTTCTTCAGGTATTTCTCTTTCTACTGGTGTTGGAGCATTATCGTCCAGGTAGTTTGCGAACAATTCTTTTATTTCAGGCAATCGCATACCTCTGCCCTCCATTAAAATCTTAACTATACCCCCGATGCCTTGCGATCCGTTAAAATCTGATCCCTTCATAAAATATTGTGATCTTGGATTTATATCTATTTTTAAAGATTTACCAGCTTCTCCATCTAATGATCCGATTGTGAACACGTCACCCCGAACAATTCCATGTGGAAAAGTATTTTTAAGTTCTTCTATTTGNANACTGGCTGGAACTTTCTGACTAATCATATCGACTAATTCATTGGCTGACATGTCCCTATTCTTATTGCCAAGTTTTATAATGTTCATTATACTAACCTCACTTCATTGGCTGAAGTATATGAGGGGGATGCTACCTTCTCCCTCATATTAACTACTCCANCAACTATCTTGAAACTCACAATATTTACAAGNAAAGTAATCACGAGATTGTGCAATCCTTGGCAACATCTCATTTGCTTTTGTGGCTTCTAATATTAACACTGCCTTGTCACTAATCTCCTGTGCCAGGGCTTTATTAAAAGATATAAACTCATAGTATATCTCNCTTGTGTTTTTGTTAAGCACAGTAAACAAACACGGATTGTCTGTTAGTTGCATGTAAGCTTGATACAAAGCAACTTGTGCTGCATAAACAGGATTAGCTATTGCTACACCTTTTGTTTGGAACTCTCTAAATTTCTTATCATTAGCTGACTTACATTCCCATAACATGGGATATGATGTATCTAATGGACCTGAACAAATAACACCATCAATATGACCTTTGACTTCTCCTTCTGCTATACTAAATCCAAATTGTTCGCCATTCTTATCTTCAACTCGTAAATCAAATCCAGCTTGTCTAAGCCATCCAGCTACACTAAATTCTATCTCGTGACCAAATTGAAATATACGGAGTGTCTTGGCATCAAAATCCCGATTATCATCAACAGGTTTACCCATATACCGATATTGTATCTTTCTGGAACAGGAATCACCAAGACTAGAAGCACCAATATAGGTTCTTTTCTTGACCTCTTTGTTCCGATCAACAATAGCTTTATCTATTATGTCTGATATATCTTGTTCTAGCATTTTAAAATGGGATCTCGTCTTCATCGAATATGTCTGTGTTTGGATTAAGGTCGAGAATGCCATTATTGACTCCATTAGCTGATTTGATGGCATCGATTATGGCAAGTGCCTCGTCTCGTGTCAAATCTTGTAATTTTTTATCCCAACCTATTTTTGCAAATTGTTCGGAAAGAACCTTTAATGTATCGTGTCCGTTCCTGTTACCATGTTCGTCCATCTTTTTTCTCCTTCTTCCATTACCATAAAATCAAAATAATGACTGACACCTAAAAATTCAGCCACTATTGTACCACCTAACAACTCATCATCTGTGTCATCAATAGTCTTTGCAATATACGCATCAATGTGATCCAAGACATGATCATTGTCGTCCTCTAAAAAAATAGGTATAACTATCTTGCCCTCACGAATATACTCCACTTTACTCTTAGACTTCATGTTGAGTTGATAATTCACGTTAATTTTTGCCACTTTTACCCTCTGCCCACAACGCTGCATATCCTATTACATCTATTGGATTGTCCATATTCTTTGGATTCTGAGAGTCCCGAACAAGTTTTTGCACTATACAAAATTTATATATGTCATCATAAGTAAGTTCTGCTTTTAGTTTGTGTCTCCATAATACATTCATAATCTTTGCTATTGACTCATGTGTATCTCTTGCATCTCCATGTGTTCTAGCTCTAGCTCCATTGATTAATTGTTCGGCTTTTTGTAAAGCTTCACTACGCTGCATTGTCATCTCCTTCGTAATAATCTAAAACTCTGCCATCTATTTCTTTTTTGTTCCACAAGTAATTTAACCAACAAGCAGCTTTATACTTACTGAAACTAAGATCTAACTGACTTACAATCTTGTTTTCTCTCGCTAAAGCTTCTCTTTGTCTATCTGTCATAGCTTGATTCAGCCACCTTTTACCTTTCTTAGCTCCGTCACTATCTTCTATTTCCCTTAAAAAATCATCAGCAGAAGCCAAAGCTTGTTCTTTAGTGCCAACACCTACAACTCTAAGTTTACCTCTTGTACGCTTAACTAAGGCTACGGAAACATCATCTAAATGTGCAACTAAACCAAAACCATTAAATCCACTAGCTGACATGCACCTGCCATTGTTAAATAAATCAATCCATCTAAATGGCGACCTGTCGATAAGATCAACCTCTGTCATCTCAAATGTTTCAAGCATTTCCTTTGCCTGCATCTCGATCTCATGTCCACACATAGGACATACACGAACACTCAATGGTATAAGACATTTACAATTAGGGCATATCTTCTCAGGTCCTGATCCTTGCTGCATTTTATCTTTGCCATCAAGATCAACGCCCTCATCCAAAGATCCATGTGTCAATACACTCGTGCCAAAGTCTAATACGATACAATCTTTTTTTATTATGCCAGGATGTGTCTCAGGATCTATTGTTCGCAAACCACGACCAATCATTTGCACCATTGTTGATTTGTATGAGCATGGTCTTGTAAGCACAATACAACTCACAGGTGGTGCATCAAAACCTTCTGTTAATACTGCAACATTAACCACAACTTGGACATCGCCATGTTCCAGATCATGTAGTATTTGCTTTCGTTCTTCCGATGGTGTCTCACCTGTGACAATTTCTGCACGGATTTTAGATCTTCTAAACTCATCACATAAATCATGTGCATGAACCACTGTGCTACAGAATATAACTGTTTTTCTGTTTCCTGCTTTTTCTTGCCACTCTTCAACAATCTTCTCGTTGATTGCACGTTTGTTCATGATCTGCTCGACCTGTCCCATGTCAAAATCCGACAC